CCGGATGGGCGTCGTCGTCGCGGCGGTGATCGTGATGTTCTCAGCGACCGTCCAGGCGCCCACGGCCGCGCCATCGGCGTCGATGGCCTGGTACTCAAGCCGCAGCCCGATCGAGCGCGAATCGAGTCCGCCGCCGTCGTTCGCGTAGTAAAGGCCACGCGGCAGCACGATGTCGAAGCCAAGCAGATTGGCGGCCGTCTCCGCCGGGCTGGCCACGAACGGCCCCACGGCGACGTTGTACTCCATGTCCTGCCCGGAGACCTCGACGGACGTGATGACGCGTGTCGGAAAGAGCGTCACCGTGCCGCCGGGGCCGACGATCTGCGTCTCCACCTCATCGAAGTTGGAGAGCAGCGTGTCCTCGATGCGGATTTGCTCGATGTCGTAGTGCCCGCGACCGATCACGAAAAGCTGGTACAGGTACTGGTCGTTGCCGCTGTACTCCGTGTAGGGCATCGCGGCGAAGTCGGGATACACCAGGTGCCGCCCGAACACCTCGGGGATGGGCTGGCCGATGCGCGCGCTATTGCCCTGCGCGCCGATGCTGTAGGTCGGCGAGGCGGCGGCGATATCGCTTGCGACCTGCGCGGATGGGGGTTTTGGGGGCGGGATCAGGGCATTGACCAGCATCGAGCCGGCGAGCCCTACGGCAGCGGTTGCCATCGAAAGCCCGAAGCTGCCCATCGTGCCGCCGAGCACGGCGCCCTGGAACATGTAGCCTGCGACATACGGCGCGAAGAACGCTACCGCGATCATTAGGATAGCCCGCAGCGGGTTCGAGCCGCCCCCGCCGCCCTGCGGCAGCACCATGAACGCGAGCGTGTCGCCGTCGCGCAGCTTGCGGCCCCACTCCCGGCGCAGCACGGCACGGCCATTGAGCAAGGCGATGAACGGCTTGTCGGTCTTGGGCGCGAGCGCCCGGATGCGGCGCCGCCGGCCGATCTGCGCGATGGTGCGATGCTCGAGCGGGCGGAACGGGTCGAGCGCGGTTACACAGACGGCACGCATGCCCGCCTCCGGTAGGTCTTGAGGATGTTCCAGCCGTGCAGCGCGAGGCTATCGACCGTCTGCAGCACCACGCCCGCGCCTTCCACGCTGTGAAGCACGCGCCCTTCCACAAGGATGCCCACATGGTGCGGATGCCGCGCGCAGCCCATCAGCAGCACGTCGCCGTCCTGCGGCACCGTGACGGCCTCCCACTGGCTGTAGTCGGCGTAGTCGCGCGCCGCGTGAAGGCACGCGAGCACCTTCGTTGCGTCCGCGCTGATGGCCGGAATCTGGATGCGGTAGCGGTCCCAATACACCGCGCGCACGAGCCCGTAGCAGTCGAACGCATCCGGGCCTTCGGCGCCGTTCTTCCACGGCTTGCCCAGGTATTCAGCGGTCCAGTGCATCATCAGCCCACCAGTCCGGGGAAGCGTTCTTGGTCATAGGTCTCGGTCGGGAAGCGGTAGTTTGCGAAGTCGCCGAAGCTCGCCCGGCCGCGCACCGCGAACACGTCGCACTCCACGTCGTGCAGCACGAGCGTGAGCGGCGGGTCCATCTGCGGCGCGGAAAGGTCGGTCGAGAGGTAGGGGCGATAGGTGACCTCGATCAACTGGTCGGACTGCGCCGCCGCGTCCATGTAGGCCACGACGGAAGCGTCGACGTTGTCGATTTCGATCTCGATTTCCGGCGTGCCGTTCGTCATCAGCTCGGGTAGCGTGAAGCGGAAGGCGAAGCGGATGAATTCGACGGGCTGGCCGGCGTCCACCGGCGCCGTGGCTTCGAGCGTTGCCACTAGGTTCCGATGGTCGTTGACCACGCGGATGGGCTGCGTGAAGTTCGGGTGGCGCAGCTCCAGCGTATGCAGGATCACCACGTCAGTCGGCGCGCTGGCATACGCCTCCTTGATCGCTTCGGACAGGGCTGGATCGGGCATCAGACCACCCCGGCATCAGTAAGGTCGGCGTCAGTCATCACCGGCCGGTCGCGCGTCTCCCACTTCGCGGACACGGCGTGCATCCCACCGCCGAGCGGCTTGGCGCTCCACGGCTCGGTGAAGCGGCATTGCACGGTCGTGACGCCCTGCCCGTTGAGCATGGGCGCATCGAACCAGGCGGCGCCGGAATCGATCCGGTGCTCATACCACGCCTCGAAGATCGCCAGTTGCGCCTGATCGACAACGAGCTCGACAGTGATGTCGGTCGGCGCTTGGGTGAAGCGGCGCCGCTGGCGCGCGGGACCGGCGTCCATGTCGGAGCGCACGAACGCGGCCTGCGGCGCGATGCCATAGCCGGAGAGTTGCGGCTTGGGAAGTTGCGGGGGCCAGTAAGCCATTATCGACGCGCTCCTGCTGCGGGATTGAGGCCATAGCGCCCTTCGAGCATGGGCGCGAGCCCGCTGCCCTGGCCGATGCGCCGGCCCATCATCCCTTCGATTTTCTCGACCATGATCATGATCTGCGTGTTGCCGGTGGCGTCCGTGGTGGCGGTGGCGTTCGCGCGCGTGTCGGAGCCGGCGTTGTTGTGCACGACGATTGACACATCACCGCCACCGCCGAGCGCGTGATTGGGCGTCACGTAGCCGCTCGAACCCATCGTCACCAGTTCCGGGCCTTGCTCGCCAACCAGGTATGTTTTGCCGGCCGACACCGGGCCACCCGAGGCGCGGGCGCCGCCAAACATGCCGGCGATGGCCGAGCCGATGCTGCCAAAGTCCATGCCGCCCACGGCAGAGGCCAGCGGCGCAGTGATGTTGCGATAGACCAGCATCCGCGCAAGGTCGGCGAGCATGCTGTTGATCATGTCCTTGAAGCTGCTCTTGCCGGTCATGGCGAACTCGACGATGGCGTCAGCAGAGGACTTGCCCCACCCTTCGACCGCCTTCTGCAGTTCGGATAGCTCGGCCTTCGATTCCTCGGCCACTTCCTTAACCACCTCGCCCATCGGCATGAGCCGGTCTTGCGCATCCATCACCGCGCGGGCGTAGGTATCCCAGTCGATCACCCCCTTCGCCAGCAGGTCGTTGAGCTTCCCGTATTCGGCGTTGAGCTGTTCAGCCGGCGTGCGGGTGCTCTCGAACACGCGGCGACCCTCATCCATCAGCCGCTTCTGCGCCGCCTCTGCCTCGCGCGCGGCCTTGTCGATTTCCTTCGCGGCGCGGGTGGCGCGGGCGGCTCCGGTGACGATCGGCGCCACAAGCCCGCCCGAGGGCGCGTTCGCCTTGGTTTCGGCGTTCGCTGCCGCCTCGTCCCAAATCCCCATCACGGTGTTCACCGATCCGACGATAGAGGTAGCCATGTCCTGGCCGCCCATCTGCAGGATTTCCCACGCGCGCGAGAACTCCCCGCTGGCGACCTCCACGACGGCCGCAGCAACCGCGCCGACCGCCTTCCCGAGTACGTCGAAGGTCGCCGCCACAATTGCGCCGCTCGAGACAAGCAGCTTCAAGCCGGTCGCCAGCGAGCGCGAAACGTCCTCCATGAGCTTGCTGTTCTTGGCCGCATCGACCAGCTTGTCGGTGAGGTTCTGGATGGTCGGCAGCATCGCGGCCGTGATCTGCGCGACGATGCCCTCTTGCGCCTTTTGCATGCGCGTGAGGTTGTCATTCACCGCCGCAGCGGCCTGCGCGGTTTCGCCCGAAAACACGATGCCAAGTTCGCGCGCCTCGTCAGTCATGGCGGTGATGCCGTCCGCGCCCGCATTCAAGAGCGGAATCAGTTGGGCGCCACTCTCGCCAAAGAGCTTTTGCGCGAGCGCGGATTTCTCTGCACCGTCGCGGTAGCTGGCGAACTTGCCGGCGACCTCTTTCAGCAGCACGTCCGAGGTCTTGAGCGAACCGTCCGCATTCTTGACCGACAGCCCCATCGCGCTGAACGCTTCATTGCCCTTGGCGGCAGCCGCGTTCAGCTTGTTGATGCCCTCGGAGAGCTTTGCGGCATCCACGCCGGACATTTGCGCCGCGTAGCGCAGCCCGGATAGGGCCTCCGTGGTCATGCCAAGCTTCTGCGCAGCCTTGCCGGTCTCGTCAGCCGAATTGACGATCGAGCGCATCTGCACCGCAAAGGCGCCCGCACCCACAGCCAGCGCACCGCCCACCATCGCGCCGGCAGCCTTCACGGACTTCACCATGCTGTCCATGCGCTGCTGCGAGACATACGCAGCCTTATCCATCGCGCTCGTGAATTGCGCAATGTTGGCCGACAGCGAAACGACCAGTTCGCCCAATGCCGCCATGACTTACCCCTTCTTCTTGATGACGCGATGCCCGAGCGCGGCGCGAAGGTCGGCCGCAGTCATCGCCGGCTTCTTCGTTGCGCGATCGCGCTCTTCGGCGGCAAGCTCGTAGTACGCTCGCCACTCGGTCAATTCAGTGCTCGACATGCTGGCGAGCATCACGCCAACCGGCATGCCGAGCCGTTCCGCCAGGGCAAAATAGAAGCGCCGCTCTGGGCGGCGCGTCAGTTTCCCTTTGCGGACTCCAGTTCTTCGGCGGTGAGGCCGTTCAGGCGCTGCGCGACCTTGCAGACGCGATCGAGCGCGGCAGCGGAAGTGCGCCCGAGCGCTTGCACGTCATCGGCCGAGAACATGCGGCTTCCCGCCTCATCGACCACGGTGGCGGCGACCAGCTTCGCGCGCACGTTCTCGATGGTGCGCCGGCCCTGCGTGACCAGGGATTGCTCCCACTCGTCACGCGCGGCGCCGGTCATGGTGGCGACGATCACTTCGCCGCCCCACTCGGGCACCGGCACGGTCTCGCGCGGCAGCGTGCCGGCTGCTGCAAGGATGGCTTCACGGGTCAGCAGCATGATCAGGACTCCGTGATGGCGCCAGTGATCTCGAGCGTGACTTGCGCCTCGACCACGGCATCAACGCCACCCGAGACCGAGAAGCCGGTCACGAATGCGGCGAAGTCCCATTGCGTCGCGCCGGTATCGGTGAAGATCAGGCGGAAATTGGTCTGCTCGCGGCTGGCACGCGCGGCGCGCAGCGCGGCATGCTGGGGGTCGGCCGGCACGTAGTTGATGGTGAACTGAAGCTGGCCTTCGTCAACCAGGCCCATGCGCTTTTCCTGCGCGGTGGAGTCGAGCGAGGCGACGTTGATCACCGACGCGGAGCCTCCAGGGCCGGAAAAGTTCTTGATCTCGCTGATCTTGGTGAAGACCTCGGGCGTGGCGCCGTCACCGATCTGAAGTTGCATGCCTTGGGTTTCGATTGCGTTGCTCGACATCGCGTGTCTCCTGAAAGCAAAAGCCCGCACAAGGCGGGCCATTAGGGGTGCTGCGGGTTGCGGGGCGGGTTAAAGGTGCTGCCAGATCCGGTAATCGGTCATCACGCGGAACTCGTGCGTCTCGGCGTCCTGATCGTCCATTTCCATCTCTGTCGCGGACTTGAGGCCCGATGCGTTGATCGCGCTTCGCACGGCGGCGGCAAGCGCTTTTGCGTCGGCGTATGCAGTGGCCCAGCACGAGACCTGCAGCCGCACGGAATCAAGCCCGCTGTCGCCTTCTATGTTCTTCACCGGGGCCGTGCTGATGCGCTGATAGACCACGCACGGCGCAGGGTCATCCTGCGGGCGGCGCATGGGATAGATACGCGCGCCAGCGATTGCCTGGACGGCGGCGTCGGCCATGAAGATGGCGACCAGTTGCTTTTCGATCATCGTCTGCCTTTGCGCTCGTAGGTCTTGATCCGGGCGGCCAATCGGCCTTTGATGGCTTCCAGGGCATCACCCTTTTTCGCCTCAAACGCCGGTCGCATGAAGGGACGCGCGGCCATCTTCGCGGTGCCGAACTCGACGAAGCGCCAGTAGTAGGCGTCCAGTTCGCGCTTGCGGTAGCGCTTGCCGGCGCGCACCGACACATAGAAGGTCTGTTGGTGCGGGCTGGACTTCTCGCGGATGTGCTTCAGGTAGATCGCGCGGCGCAGCCGGCCGGTATCCTGCGGCACCATGTTCATGGCCTCGGCGCGAACGGTCGCCGCTCCCGCCCGCACGGCCGCCCGCAGCACGTTGCGCGACAGGTCCGGCCCCATGCCGCGCAGCTTGTCTGCAAGCTCCTTGAGCCCTTCGACCTTCAGGTCGAGTGCATCAGCCACGACTCACCTCGCCCCACCACCGCTGCCAGCCTCGAAGCTGCTCGATGTACTCGCGGCATTGCTCGTAGTTTCCGGCGACGGTTCCGAGTGCGGCAGCGTCTGCAACGGGCTCGGCGGCACCAGCAGCCAGGCGGGCGGGCTCGGCAGGCTCGCCGGTTGCGGCGGCGTCGTGGAGCAAGCGCCAAGCAGGATCGAGAGTGCAGCGGCGATCAGCGGGCAGCGTTTCATAGCGGACAACCTCTTTCGTGATGACGCGATTCTTCGGGATGCGCTTGGCGCGCTCGGCTTCGAGGTCCGCGGCGAGCGCATCGACCTTGCCCTGGCGCTCGACAATCTCGGCGGCGTAGGCCAGCGCCTGATCGAGCTTGGCGCCATCCTCGGCGTTGCGGCCCATGTGGTAGGCCGTCAGGTGCGAGGCCG